AAGGCAACAAGCCTGTCATTGACCGCAGATGCTGGGCCAACCACGTCTCCAGCACCAGAGCCAGATGCACCTTGCTGGGCAAGAATATCCCAGTAAGTTGTATTCGTTGGGAGGTTACCAGTAGAGGCTAGCTTACAGATGTAGCTTGATCCGTTGTAGCTGACAGCGTCATCGACTGCATAGGAGGTTGCACCGGAATAAGCACCGAGCCAGTTCATTCCAACCGGGCCAGTTGCACCTGTCGCACCCGTTGAGCCCGTGGCTCCCGTAGCTCCAGTTGGGATACCGAGCGTTAGTACATAAGTACCAGAGTTGTAGGATGCGGTTGCGCTAGCCCCCGGAGACAGCGTGGTAGCTGTGGCCGAAAAGTTTGTGGCTAGGTTAATAGATGCGTTGCTAGCGTTGGTCGCTGTGGTGGCAGAACTTGCCGCCGAGGTCGCACTATTGGAAGCGTTGGTCGCTGCCGTGCTAGCAGTAGACGCAGAGCTTGATGCAGCCGAGGCGCTGTTAGACGCATTGGTCGCTGATGTACTGGCAGCAGATGCACTATTGGACGCATTAGTTGCGGAGGTAGATGCGTTGCTTGCGCTTGTCGATGCGTTAGATGCCGAGGTGCTGGCGTTGCTAGCGGAAGTCGAGGCGTTTGATGCTGACGTTGCAGCGGCAGAGGCACTAGCTGCGGCAGCTACGGCAGATGCGTTGGCGGCTGCGGCATTGACCAGCAAAGCCCACTTAGCACTATCGGCGTTGGTTGTAATCGGCAGGGAACCGGCTGAAGTGTGCGGGGTTAGAACTTGGTAGATATTGTCGTTGGTCGTATCCTTGACAATGTCACGCTGGTTGTACGCTATGCCTGCCGCCCAGTTCCCACGGTTCTCACCGATATAGTCCACCGCCGCAGGGTTGCCGTTGGAATCAAAGGAGAGCACCTTGCCAGCCCGTACAGAGGCCCGTGGCATGGTCATACTAATGTTGGTCGGGTCAGTCTGCGGAGCCTTCAGAGCTCGGTCTACGCCCTCGGCGTTCTGCTGGGCAAAGATGGTCATACTGTCCAGCTCGTCATTGATCGTATTGGCGAACAGGTCACCGCCCGTTACAAAGTCCGAGGTGCGCTGGATTGCCCGGTCACCCACAATGGCAATCTGGGTTGCCCCGGTTGGGCTGGCCGTCAGGGTCACAAAGCCGGTACCGTTTGAGTTGATCGTAACGGTATAGTCCGTGGTCAGCGTCAGCAGGGTATCGTCCTTGTACACAGAGATATCTGTGTTGGCAAGGATCTCAAAGGTAAAGGAGTACGGCCCGAGCCCGGAGGCAGCGAGCACTACTCGGCGGGTGACGTTGCTAATAGGTACTGGCATATCTCAATCCTTTCAATACGCAAATCTAGTGGTTATTTTCCCTGAATGCGAATAAATTCTTTATTACGGCGAACCAGTTTTGCCAGCTCTGGGAACTCAATCTTCTCGTCCAGGAACCCGGCCTCGTCCAAATTCGCTGCCTCGCCTTGGCCAGCATCTGGGCTGGGGTCAAATCCAATCATCCGCAACTTTGCGATCCGTCTGTAGTTGCTGGTCAGGCGATCAACAAACTTTTGCATCTCGCCCTTGGTAAAGGATTCGCCTGCGTTTATAGCGTCATCCCTGGCCTGCTTTAGCTCAAACGGTATTGCCTGCTCCAGGTTTCTTTCTTGCCCGTCAGACCCGGTTATTTTCACCACCTGGCCATAGAGCTCTTTATATCGATTGAATTGTTTAGCCGACAGCTTTACGCCGTCCCATGTATCGCGTGGCCGAGATATCCCGTAGTCAATCGATGCAAGTGCCTCGTCTGCCAGACTGCGCTTACCAACAGTCACGCTGGCAACTGGAATATAGTTTGCCCAATAATCGAGGCCGCGGTTTTCTACTTTACGAACTCGGCCAAGACTGTCGAGCTCTGGTTCCAAAGACTTAGACAAGTAAGGAATTCTGCTGTGAACAAAAGCTCTTTGCTCGGCAAAGAATCTCATGCCTAATGGTACGTCTGCCTCTGATGGTCTAGTAGATCTAATGGTTGGATCGGTAAGCCGTTCCATCTTTGCCATTAAGCTAGAGTTAAGAAACCCTACACCAGGTGTACCCGTAAATAAATAATTTGTATATTGTTTGGCAAGCCTATCAAAAACCTCAACCACTTTTCGGCCACCGTCTTCTTGCCTACTTTTGAGAATGCTAACCACATCTCCAATACCTTGCATTGCAGGCAGGTTAGTCATGTATTCAGCAGACGCGCCAGAACCAGCAAGAACCAAATTCATAATCATTGATTCGTCTGGCTTGCCCCTATGGAACTTAAGCGCGTCACCAATATCAGCTCCGACATTAAGCGGCAATGAGAGCGGGTCAATTCTTGCATAGCTAATAAATATATATCCTTCAAGCGGCCCCTTACCCGTAGTTACTTTTGTCAGCTGTGAAAGCCTGCTTAAGTTTGCAAAGCTGATTTCATCTTTTTTATAAATCAATGATCGCCGTTGGTAGCCAAGCTTTTCTAAGGCAGCAAGGTCTTCTGGTTGGTCGGGGCCAGAACCAGTAACTCTGTTGTTCATTGAAAGATATGCAAACGTAGACGCAGCCAAACCACCAGCTGACAGCCTGGCCATTGCCAGGTCTCGATATCTACCGCCCTTGTCGTAATCGTCCCAGAACCGTGGGCTCAAAAGATTGAAACCGGGTATCCTGGCTGATGATTCAATGAATAGATTGGAAATTGTTTTTGCAAAAGGAACAAACACTTTAAGAGCTGGAACTTGAAACATATGGTCAAGTTTCCAGTAAAACTCACCAAGCTTTGTAGAACGATCAAACTCTGTGGCCAACTGCGATTGCTTGCGGAAGTTTTCAACGCTAGCAGCCATAGTTGCTGGACGCTCATCCATTAACGCAGCTACTAATCTCTGCGTTTCTTTTAAGGCATCAGCATCAGTCATTCCAGATGCAATTAGCTTGTCGTACTCAGTATTTGCAAAACGCCACGCATCTTCATGCAGCTGCATTCTTGCAGATATTCCACCAATATATTCGTCAGCTCCGCTGATTGCCCTAAACACCGATCCATGAAAAAATCCAAGGTAATCTAAACCCTTACCAATCCAGGTGTTTGTTAGATCAGGAGTTCTGTAAATCTCTTTTCCAAAATCAGACGCGCCTCCTAAGATTGGGGAGACAGGTAAGGTTGCTATATTGCCGACACGAATTGGAACATCTGAAAAAGCTTCTGCTGACAATGGGCTTATTTTTACATCACCCTTTACCGTTGCTCTTTCGCCGGTTTTGACAACGTGCTTTAGTAAATCCCACCCATCTAGAATTCCATTTGCTAGCCCAGATGTTCTGGCAAGAACATCACCCATAAAGAATCTGTCTTCATTTGCGTTAGGAATTATTGCCTGGCGAACTTTCCCGTACCCAACAGCAAGCGTCCTTTCAATTGGAGAGGCTGGCCCAAACAAAACACCGCCAGTAAAGTTGTAAAAGTGGCTGTCTGGGTTGGTCAAAAGATTGCTCTGAAAAGTAAACATAAACGCATCGCTTAATTTTTTACCAAAGCCAACCTCAAGCAATTTGTTTTTGCCAGCTCTAGTTGGGCTAAGAAGATAAGCTTCTGCCAATCGAGAAAGCGATTCGTCCCCACCAACCTCGTCAAGAATTGCGCGTATATCAGTTGGCTTAAACCCTGGCCCTTTGTCCTGAACTCTTTTGAAGACGTTCATTGTTCTGGCAATATCAACTGAAATGCCTTTTAGGTTTTTAGCAATATTGTCGTGGTAAGCCATTTGCTGGCGCAGCTGCAATTTTCCGGTGTCATCTAATTGGCCAGCGGCCATCTTGGCAAACAGCTCATCTAAACGTGCCGCGCTATCGTCATGCAGCTTTAAAACGCCAGCAGCTTGTTGGGCCAGCTGTGATCCACCAACCTTGGATTCCATTGGGAGGCCCTGAAGAATTCTCTGGGCCTGGGCTTCTGGAACCCCGGCGTTGATAGCCCTCATGTAAATTGAGCGGATAGACATCTCTGGCTCATCTTTGAGGACAGCTTCCGCAGCCGAGCGCACCGTGGCCTGCATTGTTTCGTTGTCAAACGGTAGGGTGCTAATCGGAGTTTCAGTAACACCGGCCTCTGCTTGAGCCTTGGTTGGGCTAGGAGCACCAGGCTCGCCACCGGCTTGAATTATTCTGTCCCGCTCTGCCGCCTGCTGCATCATCCTTTCGCCTGAGACCGGAGCTGGTGCCTCTGCCTTTGGAGCTGCTGGCGCAGCCTGGGCAGTCTCAGTTGATGCGGGTGTAGCTGGTGCTATAGGCAACGGGTCTGGGGTTACCTTTGGATCTACTTTAGATTTGACACCCTTTTTTACAATCGGAGCCAATACTTCTGGCGCAGCTGCTTCCGATATAAATTGCGCCCCAGCCTGTATTGGTTTTGTTATTAGTCCGGTTCCAAGTTCTACTAACCTACCAAGACCAGCTACCTGCACGGTCTCGCTGTTTTCTAGGTTTCGTTCACCCTCAGAGATTGGAGTAAAGCTTTCGTTAGTCGGGTCTTCTGCTGGCTGGTTGGTTGCCAGGAGCTCATCCAATCTCTGGGTGATGGGGGGAAGTGCCATTATTTAGCCCTTTTTTCTAAAGCGGCCTTCTCTGCTGCGGCCAGTTCCCGCTGTTTGCGTAATTTGTCTAAGCGCTTGGCGTTTCGTTCAAGGAGCTTTCTCTGAGCTTCTGAATCAATCGTTGTTGTTTTGCCGCTAGCTCCTGGCTTTTGACTTCCTGTTGCGACATCACTTGCACCAGTAGCTGCTCTAAGCTTTGCGAGTTGTTCGCCGTACCCGGCTTGTTCAAGGATTGGGGCAAATCTGTCATCATAGAAAAGTGTCCTAAAGTCTGGGGTTGAAGATATAAGCTCATCCGTTATTGCGTTGTCTCTGACAAGCTGCACAGCACTTCTGGTTTCCCCGGCAGCGCCAGCCGTTTCATACAGGGTTTTTGCCCATGACCAAATTGTCTCCTGAACTTCGGCTGGTGTCCATGTTTCCCCAGTAAGTTTAGTAAGATAAGTGGCTGTTTCCCGAACCCTGGCGTTCATGGCAAGATAACCAGGCCCTTTGCCTGGGTCTGTTTTTGTCAAACTACCGCCAAAGATTCTTTGGTCTACCAAAGAGAATGATGCCATCCAAGCATCATTGGTAACCTCTTCAACATTGCCCTGTAAATTCAACATAAAACTATTAACTTTTGGGCCAGATAAAATTAGCTTGCTTGGGTCTTCAGCGGTTAGAGCTGCAACGCTATTGTTTTTCCAGGCATCAAGAACCGACTCCTCGCCCTTTCCACCCTGTACTGATTCTCCCATTACCTTAATAATTGCATTGCGCTCTGTTGGCCGTCCAGCCGCTGTCCAGTTTTTCCAAATTTGCAAAGCGTTGTAAAGGTTTGATTCAACGCTAGTCTGTGGGCTGGTTGCTGATAACAAAGCCGCAAAGCGATTAGCATCCGGGCCAAATACATTTACGATAGCCTGCGTGCTACCTTCGTACCATCCTTTTTTGGCGCGGCCACCAATAGCTGCTGCACCAAATTCTTGCTTGCTTGGCAAAGCGGTTAAGCGCTCAACAAATGTTATAGCCGTGTCTGACTTAAACTTTAACTGTTCTGCTGGCGTAAGATTTTTAACCGCCTTTGACAAAACGGCAGCTTGATCTACCGGAACATAAATTTGTCGATTTCCAATCTTAACTGGAACTTCAACAATTTGTTTAACAGGAACTGACGCGCCAAGATTAACTGCGCCAACAGGTGCGGTTGTCATTACTTCTTGAGCCATACTTTTAACAGCCCCAACCCCGGACTTAATAGCCCTGGCGGCCAGGAACGGGTCAGCAAGTACCTCACCGGCCAACTCCCCGCCAGCCGCAGCTTTCTCCCGCATTGCCCTGTCAGTAGTAACGCCAGGCGGTATTACTGGTGGCAACTTGACGCTGCCAAGCGGTGCGCCAGGCAACAGCCCAATACCTTCTTTCTCAACGTCCTTTGATGTCTGTAGCAATGTTGGCGATTCAAAAGCACCGGCAGACCTTTTCACCCGCTCCACAAAACCGCCGCCCTGGTTATCGGTTATAAAGTTTTTGATAAACGTACCGAGCTGCTCAACGTCCCCGCCAAAGCCAGCCACAGCCTTAACGCCACCACGGCTCATACCGGCCAGGCCATCGAGCACTACCTGGCCCATCTGGGCCGGTGTCATGCTTTGGGCATCAGCTGGTAGCGTCATGCCGCCCTGGGCAAGAAACTCTTCAGCTGCGCCGGTAGCAGGGGCAACCTCTTCTGGAGGTGTAGCCTGTGGCGCAACACCAGCAATGTCAATTCTGAGCGGAGGATACGCCCGATCAAGGGCGTAGTCTAGATATCCGGTATCGTCATCATTCATCTGATAGTGCTCAATTCTTTTCGTTGTTTATCAAGTCCAATCATTTTCTGTTCAATGTCATCAATCTGATCATCGCTAAAGCCGTCTCTACGCAAGGCCGCTTTTATGTCTGTAGCCAGACCAACAGCTTCCCCGTCTTTGCTATATTTCATTTCAATGCTATTAAAATCAATATTGCTTTTTTTAACTTTTCCGTCTTGCCCGTAGTTTTCAATTAAACTAGTAGTGATATTTTGAATTTTTGTAGAAGTATTGCTTTCCCTACGTTTAGTGACAACGCTATTTGCAATATCTCTTTTAGATGGTGCTGGGCCTTTTGAGCCCCCATCTTTCCACGCTTGTGTTTCTTGTTGAAATTTGTCTTCAACGGTTGAAATAAATTTATAATAATCTTCTTGTTGGCGCATATTGATATTTTGTTGCCCAGGAACAAGTCTTGCTTGACCCCTAGCAATTCCTTCAATGTCATTCTCAACTGCGCGATTACCGGAGTACCAGTTATCTTGCAATTCAGAAAGCCTGCGAACCCCAACCCCGAGTGACCGTCCTCGATTCTGAAAATCAGCCAAGCTAGTAATTAGCCCTTTTTGAATTTCATCCTTAAGCATCATCTCGCCCATTATGTTTCTTGGCTCTGCGCTAGAAACCTTGTTTGGCAACTCGGCCACATATTCTGGCGAGACGGCACCAGAACGAATAGCAATGGCTCGTAATTTTTCCAGGGTTGCTGGTTTTGGAGAACTAAAGTAATCAGCAATTAGTGCGCGAGATTCTGTTTCGTCTGATGATTTTTTTAGATCTTGTTCAGCTTTGAGCATATCCGTAGATTCAACAAATCGTTTTTTGATTGCTGTGCGGATAGCTGACTTTTGTTCTTCTGTAAAAGACATGACATCTCTGGTGTATTTGCCATAATCCCCAGCAGCCATCTTTGCGTTAAGGATTGTCATGTTGCCCTGAGATAGCTCATCTTTTAGGTATTTGGCAACAACATTGATTTTTGCTGCCTCTACAGCTTTTGAGAACTGCGTCATTTTTTCATCAGATGAACCTGGATTCATTCTTGCAACATTAAACATCTTTGAAAAAATAGATTGCTCTTCTACGTTTCTAGTTGTTCTTGCTTGCTCTCCCATTGCGGGGTCTTCATATGATGCTGTTGTTTCCCATAGCCGTTCAATTAGTTTTGTGTTTTGCTTGATAGCATCATCTGTTATTACGTTTCTAGCGGCACTATAATTCTTGAGCATCATGTCCGTGCTCTTGGCCATCAATGCTTTTCCAGAAGATGTAATCGACTGAATTAAACCAGCGGCCTGGGTAACGTCTCTATCAAACAATGGCCGAGCAAATGATTCTAGAGATCGAATTTCACTTTGTAACTCACGGGCATCTGTAAGTTGGCCAGTAGAAACCAAGGTGTCTAAATCATTAACTTTTTTTGCAACTTCAAGCTCTAGCTCTGATCGCATTTGAGCGGCGATAATTTTATCTTCTTTGTCTTTGCGTTCCTTAATTTCGCCAAACGCAAACTGCATAAGCTGGTCTAGTGACTTCCCAACAGCTTGTGACGTACTGGCCATTGGAAAACTCATGCTGGGGACATCCGCTGAAATGACCCCTGTTTCTTGGTATCTAGGTATGCGTGCCATTATGTTGGTACAACCATTCTGGTTTCAACTGGTGCTGGAGCTAGCCAGTTATAACTTGTTCGATCAAACCCGCCACCCTTGCCTGCGGTTGCACCGGCCATCAAAAGCTTAGTGGCTGCATCTAGCTTGCCTGCTGTTTTTGCTTGCTGGGCCGCGGCTAGATTAGATGCCAAGGCAATGTCTCCAGCTCGGATTGCTGCGTCTGCGTCATCCAAGTAAATCTTAAACTCTCGCCCGGCGGCTGTTTCGTTAGCAGCTCTAACGATGTTTGTTGACCCGCTAAACGAATCAACACCACCAGCAAATCCTTTTGCCGTTAGGTTGGCGTTAGTCTGCTTGAGCCGCTCTAGAACCTGGTTAGCCTTCTGCTGATACTGGATCGCCCGGCGGTCATACTGGGTTTGCTCTAGCCTGCCCTTGAGCTCTAATTGCTTTCCTGTGATCTGGCCCTGCTGGTATGAGCTGTAGGCAGACATAACAGACGCGGCCACAGCTGCGGCAGTAAACGGATCGTTTTGAACCCTGCTTGATCCAGGCGGGTTGTGCGGGTCACCAAGCGGTAGACCGTGGACGTTGATATCAAATCTGCTCATGTCATGCCCCAGGGTATGTAGATATCTTGTACTCTAAACCTAGCAAAGTCATCTTTAGCGGAATAGTTTGCTTAATAGTGATCTTGCCTTCTGTTGTATAGCCAAGAATACCGTCAATAGTTTTTGTCCCAGTAAATGCAGGTACTGGGTCATCAAGCGTGTTTTGAGTGTCAAAGTTTCTAAAAGTGACTTCATTGTCGTTTATCACCATATGTTGAGTGTCTTTAACAATGGCATTAACCTCAAGAATTCTCTTTTGGTAAGCCAGCCTGGTTCCAGCAGCAATCTTAATATCTGCTGGCATTGTCACCGCTTGCACGGTGTAATTCAGTCCAACCTGGTAAGAGCTAGCGGCAGACCTTGGAAATGTGACCGTGCCGCCACCTGGTACTGTTTGAGCTGCCTGCACCGCGCCGTCTAGAATAACTTGCACGGACTTGGCCACAAGGTGGGACATCGATACGGACGCGCCAGCACCGCCAGACTTGGCGCAGTCTGTCTGTATGTCGCTATCAAATACTTCAATGTAATATTGAATCGTACTATTTATCGTACGTTTTACCACCGTATAGATAGTAGTCAGATCCACGCCAACATCAAGAAAGCTTCCGTCTGTATTCCACTCAGCCGGGGCAATCACGTTTTGAACGCGCAACAAAGAAAACACGGCCATGCTGCCATCGGTTTCGTTGACAATCATTAGCAGGTCGTTTTCATCAGTTGCCACAGACCGGCGTAATGCCATGCGTATCGGAGACCTTAAAAGATGCCCGGATAGCAATGAGACCTTTGATGAGACATAGGTTGCTTGTGTGTCTGTGTAGGCAAACTCTTCTAGTGACTTGCCCTGGCGCTGGATATAGAGCGTGCCAGATTCTAATTGCAGCACCCTAATCCCAACCCTTGCACCATTTCTGGTAACGCCCTTCATAAAGAATGACGTTGGAGTAATTGGCTCAAGACCTTGCTGTGGGCAGAAGAACTCGCCCCCGGTTGTGAACACCTGCAAATCTCTAGCGGAGGTAATATCTACGATTGAGTTAAACGTGTTGGTGTCTAGCGTTGCCTCTACCGATTCATCGTCCAGACCCTCGCCAGGCTCAAAGTTAAAGAAATCTCCAACCCTAGAACCCCAGATAGTTGACGGCCTAGAATCAGAACCGCCGAAATATAACCGGCCCTCATGGAAAGTTACCGACAATGGCCAACCACGGGTGTTTGACCATACGTCCTCGTATCCAAGCTCAAAAGACCAATCAGCAGCAGCAACGGCTGTGGTGTTAAAAAACGGAAACTCAGTAATCGCCTTAACAACTGTTGCGCTTGTAAAAGACACAATCTTGGCTCGGCCTTGTGGCTCGGCGTTTACATACTGGCCAATCAGGTCAGAAATAACAAATGTAGATGTGTTGTTAGGTTGCGTTGTCCAAGCTACAGACACCGTTGCAACCCTTGCTGCCGTGTAATCACTAATGATTCTTGTTTGCCCAGATCCAGTACCACCAGTAATTGTGATGGTTGACCCGTTGTAAATATCATCGGTTGCCACAGCGGCTGCTGGTAAAGTAATAGTGCTTGCCCCGCCAGCGGTTGCCGTTCCGGTCAGTCCATTATGGAAAGCTGCGGCACTTGCGGTTAGCGTCACCTTGCCAGATACAGCAGATGGGGTTAGCGTTACCGCACGGCCAGCGTCATTGGTTACCGTATAAGCGTATCTTGGAATGTTTTCAAAAGTAATTGTGGACGCTGTCCAGCTTGCGTCAGTTGCGCCACGCACAATCTTAATTGGCTGAATGTCTGGGTGGACAACAATGAGTGTGTCGGCAGACTGCGTCCAGTTAATAGTGGCCAACCTCGCCCCGGTAAGGCCGACGCTGCTTGTGTCCAGATAATCTGGTGAGCCACCATTGATATCTAAGACCTGGGCGTTGTTTTTAAAAACGTGCATCCGATTGTGGGTAAAGCACAGCATATAGCTATCGGATGTTGAGAACTCAAACGGCACCAGGCGCACGCCATTAGCCGCCGATTCAGCACTACTGTTTGGCAGGCTCATAACGTATTTGGTGCCTGGCCTGCGGCGAATCCCACCCTGTGGCTGCACCACCACGTTGGTGGCCTCTTCAAGGGCGTTGGCGTAAGCTTGCAGGTCAACCCGAGCCCTTAACAGCGGGTCAAGCTCTCCGCTAGAAAAGTTGGTCTGGATTGACGTAAAACGTGCCATCAGTTCCTCACATCAATCAAGCTGTAATCTTCAATCACAGAGATTGGCTGGCCCTGGCCATCGATTGTGGTGGCGGTTCGCATATAGCCACCACGGCCATTTTCTGACGCAGCTCCAATAGCAATTGCCTGCCAGTATTGGGTTTTGTCAATTTGGTCGGTAATGGGCAGCGACAGGTGCCAGGCCATCATGTACTTGAGCAGCTGCACAAAGTAGACCGGCATCTCATACTCTTGGACGGCGTATGGGTAGTCAGCATAGATGGTGGTCTCGTTGGTGAGCAGCTTGTCTTGGAATATCCGGTAGGATTTAATCGGCCTAGCGCCAATAGCGTTGGTAACGAATACCTGCCTGGGAGGCCCAATCCGGTCACCTGGTAACTGATATTCGTACTTGTATTCTGTGGTCGGCGTGGTGATTAGTTGAGATAGCTGGATCTTCTTGTAAACAAAAGACCAGGGATAATTGAGAAGTGTCTGATTCTTAATGTCCGGGTATAGCCGGTCACATACGTTGGCTGCGTTGGTTCCCTCGTTAAACGATGAGATAGCCTTGGCACCCAGCATCAAGAGAGCGTCTGAACAAATCGATAGTGCGGAATCACCTGCTGCCATTTGCGTTACTCCATATATCTCTTACCCAGCCACTTGAACCAGAGCCCTTTGGCTCGCCATGAAAACAAACCACTTTTGCCTCATCTGGTTTTTGCTTGCCAAGAAGATGAAATTTGTATGAGAAGATTCTATTGGGGAATATCTGTTGCCACAAGCAGTCTGGCTTCTGATTCTTAGCAATAAATGCCTGATCTCCAAGATTCAAGCTCCCAGAGTACATAGTCATATAAAACGATGGGTCTGACTTAAATGTCAGGTAAATATGCGAATAGTCACCGTTCCAGGCCATCATCCCGCTTGCTGGAATATCTTTATCGCCCAGGTCTCTAAGCATAGTGAATTTATGTGGATATTCGGCCAGCTCGGTCAGGTCACCACAGATAACAGTATCCAGGTCAAAGTAAAGCACCGGGCCATCAAATACCCAAGAGAAGAGCTCGATCTTAGACCACCAACCTGGCCACCCGTGTTTGAGCGGTATCCGCTCGCAGGGTACATCTACATCCGAGAAGCAGACAAACCTATGGTCTCCAAGATTCTTGGCAACCATATTCATCAATCTTTCCACATCGGCTGGGGTGTAGGGTTCCTTGCCAGCTGATTGGCTAAAACGGCCAGACTTGAGAACGCAGACAACGGTTAACATGGAGCTCCTAGAACTTGGCGGGTATATCCGCTAAGAGAGGTTACACCATCCATGCGCCCATGTTCTTTGTGTATATACAAAAACCTCTGCCAATGCTCAATATTATTGGTGGGCGCAAATACCTTGTCCGGTTTGCTGTCCGGGTACTGAGCGTGGTAATCGGTGCTGTTAACACTTAGGGGGATGCCAGCCATAATTACCTCATCGAAACCCATAGTTTTGGCCCAAATTGCGGCTACAACTCCACTCGATCCTTTTATGCCAACCATGCTACTCCACCAGTAATCCACATCATTTCCTGTGATGCCTGCCCTGGCGTGAACTTTTATTGGCCTACCGGCCTTGGTTTTATATTCTTGAGCGTAGTTGTTATGCTGCGTCCAGATATGCTCAATCTCAGGAACTATTGCAGCTGCGTTATTGACCCCAACGATGGTGGCACCTGGGCGCAGCTTGAGTGCGTTTTCTAGGTCTTCAAAGACACAAGGGGCCGCGCCACAGATAATGGCACACCCCTTGTGTTGTACGTCATACGGTTGCGGCATCACAATCGGGAGCTCGTGACCCCCTCTTGATTAGTCGCTGTCCGTGTTGGCTAGTGTCGTGCCATCGGTTACATCAACTACACCCGATGAGTTGGACACTACATATACCAGAGTTGCTACAGCAGTTGTGCCTGTTGAAGTTACACAGTAAATCAGGTCTCCAACTTCCAGGGTATCAGCCAGGCTGTTGAAGTAGCCAGATGTGTTGACATCAGCGATAGCGTCAGTTGTCTTATAAGCGTAGATCGATGGTGCATTGCCGCGCTTATTGGGGCTGACAGAGTTTAAACCAGTAATAGAAAATGCCATTGTCGTTCTCCTTATACCGAATCGGTGGTTTGGACTTCGACAATACCTTCGGCATCGATGGCAATTGCACCAGCCGAGAATACTGCGTTGACCAAAAAGCTGGTCTTCTCAGGGATGTAATTGATTTCCGTGCGAGGAGCGATACCCTCTGCATAGCCGATTGCGTCACGGTGGAAAGCCCACAGTTTGCGCTCAGACGATGCAACGGGAAGACCACCCTCGGTACGGTCACCGATTGTGTGGAAAGTAAAGCCGAGGAATGTGTTGAGCTCACCAGATACCAGGGCGCGGACGGTATTGAAATCTGCGCTGGTTACCGAGGTCTCGCTTAACAACGATGCCAAAGAGTTTGCGTGGATGATCATGTGGCGGTTGTCCATTGGGACGTTGCCTTTATCCAGCAACTTCTTGGCGGCACGCAGTTTAGCCACGTTCAGGCCAGTATTGGTGCCACCCTCGTCTTCGGTCACGATTAAGCTTGTGCTCGAACCTGAGAGTGCATCCAAAACGATCTGGTCTTGACGGCGGCCAATAGCGGAACCAACCACCTGGACAAGCTCGGAACGCTCGTCAAAGTTAACTTTAGCCTGATTAAAGATGTCGCTGTACTCAGCGGCATTGTAATCAGTCAGCGTGCAAGTGACGTTAGAGAACGCTACGTTTAAGGGGCTAACATCGGATTGGGGAACGCGCACGGTGGCCACGCCCTTGCCGACTTTAGGAAATTTTACAGTTGAGCCTTCGACACCCCGGCGCTGACGAACCGCACCTACCAATTGGGCTTTGCCCTGGTAAGCTTGCTTAACTTCAGCGTCAAAGAGCGTTACAAAGGCGTTTGATAATGAAATCGCCATTTGGAATCTCCAAGAAAGTTAAAAAGGTTTGGTCGCTTCGGTTAGCCGGTGTTCTGGGCCTCTTGCTTGCTGGTTACGCCAGCCGCTCGTCAGCATCCGCTGCGGTAAGGGTCGATGGGTATCGATTGGCCTTAAACGAATATCTAACGGTTCTAAAAATAAAATGCAAGAAAAAAAGCCACCGGTGGTTAGCCGGTG